TTCATCATCTCTAAAGGCTTTATGAAAGCCCTTCTTTGCATATTGCTCGAAGGCGTACTCGATCGCCGGAGTGATCTGGTACTCGTTAACGCTTCCGTCTGCCCTTGTTACCTTTAGTTTTGCCATGCTTTTGCCCCTTAGTTTAGTTAATTATGGTGCGGTTGTAATTGCGATAGTGCCGTTAACATTCCAAGTTACTGACTGAGTTGAAATGTCTCCAACTGCACCGTTAATAGGTGTTGTGTTGTTGACCAAGCAAGACATTGTGTAAAGTGGGTTGGTTGCAGAAACTGTCGCCGAAGTCTGCTTGACTGTAACTGTTGTGCTTGTTCCCCAGAGAGTATTCAATGTCTGTAGTGTCTTTGCTGACTCTGCATCGTTGAAGAAGTCGATCGTGATGCTTGAGGCTTCTAAGCCTTTTACCGCACGAACTCCAGAGTCGCCCATCGCGGTGACAGAAAGTTCTTCAAATGATCTATTAATTGTAACGCTGCTAACTAGCGATGATAGGTCAACCGCATTAACAGTTAGAACTACCCCATTGCTTAGATATACTGCCATTTGGTTTATTCCTCATCTTTCTTAGTTGCTGTTTTAGGTGCTGCTGGAGCGATCTGACCTATCTTGATCAGGAACGCTTCGTTTTCTTTTTCCCATTCATTTAGGGTCATTTTAACTCCAACTCGTTAGGACTGAGACTTGCAGGGAGCAAGTCAGTAGATCGCCCGATGCGGCATTAAGAACGCTTGGGGCGCTCACATCTCCCACATTATAGACGATAGAGGAAGCAGCTAGTTTGTTAAAGACTGCAACTAGCATTTCCTCAATTCCGTTTAGGTTGCCTTCATTGTCTAGCAAAGGCACGAATATATTTATATTAAAATTAGCAAGAGGCGCGACAGTATTGCGGCTGTTATTGGTCGGGGTCAGATAAGGATCCGCCGGGCTAAGAACTACGCTATTGACGATAGGTGTGGCAGGCGGGAATGAAAATACTGACCAGAGTGAGTTATCGACTAGCGCTGCTGCAATAGTTGCGCGAAGTGTTGAAATCGCTGCTGTCATGGTTAGCCAACCATCGAGCGCGGATCTAGGTAAGGTGCAAGCAAGCCACGAACGCGAGCAAGTAAAGTATTGCCCATGCGGTAAGGACTTGGAGCGTATCCGTCAATGGTAACTCCGCCGCTTGAAGGTGCTTGGCGGCTTTGCCAGATGTCAATGCTGATCATTAGGCTTGCTTCTTGGATCGCTGGAATAGTTGAATAATCTGTATAAGTCTCAGCTGCTGCAATTCCATAAGGCTCAACTGTGTGGCGTGGATTATCGCTAGTGTGAGTTGTGGTTATCGAAAATGATCGAGTATCAACGCCTGTAATTGTTTTAGTGCCGTTGTACTTTGTGCCAGCGCCAGAGATTACTACTGACTGTCCGACATAAAAATAATCGCGGATAGGTTGATCAAAGTAAAGAGTGCCGACTGTGCCGGTATTGCCATGAGCGATGATATATTGCTGATTTTTCCATAAAAAAGGCAGAAGGACATTATCTGCGGCATCGCAGACTTGTTGCAGGACTGCATCAGCATAGAGAGTACCAACGCCAAGGGCGGTGCGTAACTCTGAGACTGTAGTAAGTGCCATGCTTCCTTCTTTCTAAAGACTGGCGGGGTAGAAGGGCACTACCCCGCCAGCGACTTAGTGAGCGTTAATTACGCCTTGTTGTTTTTGAATGCGCCTGCTGCAACCTTGGTTGCGATAGCGCCAAAGCCGTAGTAACCGATAGTTACCTGACCTGCTGCAGTTGACTCTGCGCGTAGGCGGTAAGTTGGTGACTCGTACCATGTGTAAGCATCTGGGTTAACAACGAGGATAGTTCCATCGCCATCGCCAGCGTTTGTTGGATCAACATAGAGGTTGAGTCCTGCAACATTGCCTGTGAGTGAAGTTGGGGCTACTGCTCCGCCTGCGTTCATTGGCTGTGATGCTGTATAAATTGGGCGACCTGCATCGTTAAGTGACATGATGTTTGACCATTGACCTGTGCTTACAACCATGTTGCGAGCAAATGGGTTAGCAAGTCCTGCTGTTGCAGCGTAAACAGAAGCTGAACCGCGAGCAACAATTCCGAGAAGTTCTGAAGCTGTTGGGTAGGTTACTGTGGTTGTTGCATCTGCTGTTGCGCCTGAGATCAACGCTGCGTTAACTGCTGCGTTGGTTGTCTTTGCGTAAGCCGCTGCCATGTTGCGTACGAGTTCATCAAAGAATGCTGGAGATGTACGATCGAGCAATTCGACAGAGAATGTCTGCTGTCCGGCGTACTTCTTTACTGATACTGATAAGAACGCTGAGTTCTGATCTGTGTCTGTGAATGCTGCATCTTCTGCAACTTCGCCGACTGCTGGCATCTGTGTGATCTTTGGGATCTCAAAAGTCATGCCTGCATCTGGAAGAACCCCGCGTGAGATCGCATCGATCGATGGGCGAATTGTTGTTCCGAGTGGGTTGATGATTTCTGAAAGTTGACGAGTTGGCACGAGACCAGCGTTGTCAGTTGTGTTATCTGCTGCAAGGATATATTGACGAGCTGACTCATCACCTAGCGCTGCGCGGATAGTGTTTTCTGCATACTTTGCTGCAGTTAGTTCAATGCGTGGCTTTGAGTAAGCCATTGCTGTTACAGCAGGGCGAGCAGCTTCAACTGCGGCAGCCTCAACTGTAGGTGTTGCTTCGACTGCTGAAGTGGTTTCTTCCACGGTGGCTGTCTCGCTTTCTGTTGGTTGGGTAGGTTCAGCGACTTCATCTTGTGATGCCGCTATATCGGTTACTGCCGCAGACTTGAATGCCGCTGCTTGTACCAAACTTACTTCGAGCAGGTCAGCGCTCGACACATACAACACGCCATTCTTAGGCTTTGCTGCATTGACCATAACTCCGACTGAAAGACCAGTACGGAGTTCTTCGCTGGCTTCGATTAAAGCATCTGTACCGCGAGAGGACTTAGAGATCTTAAAAGAAGCAAAGATCCCTTCATCAGTTTCGTTAAAGAATTGAGCGCGACCGATAGGCTGCTTAGGGTCATGTTCCAATAGGAGTTTGACTTTGCTGGTGTCAGAAATGTTTATCGCACCGCGCTCAAAGACAACTGCACCGGCGGAAGTGTTTCCAACTTCGCCGCCGAATGGCACTATTTTGCCAGAGATAGTGCGCGCTGCGCTATCCGCTGTAAGTTCTGCCGAGAATGTCAACATCTCGCTCATTGCATTTCACCGCTTCCGTTAGGAGTTAAGTCAGTCATTTCCATGGCCTGATCTTGGGTAATTAGTTGAAGGTCAAGAAGTTCTCGAATGATCTGAAGTTCTACGATCGGATCTGTGCGTAGATAGTTCTTATCAATATCAAACTTAACAATGTTTCCGCGAGCGGTGATATCGTCCATAGATAGACGATCCTCGATCGCTGATACGAATGGTTGCAAAGATAGCGTTAGGAACTGCTTGCGCTCGTCCTGGACATTCGCATAAGTCATTGTGGTGTTTTGGTCTGCTGAGACATAGTAAGGCGGAATATTACAAAGGCGAGCGATCTCAGTCGCTAAGTTTTGGATAGCCTCGTTGTACATCATGTCTTTAGGGCTAAAGCCGACAGACTCATAACTTAAAGTTGAAGTTAGATAAGCAGTTGAACGGTTATTACGGCTATTTTTCCAAGCAGCTAGTAATCCTTGAACTTCTGCTGGTGGTAGATCAGCGCCTGTATTCTTTAGGTAGCCAGTTGCCATTGGAGTGCCAGCAGCGATAGCCGCGGCCTTCTGAACATCAAGAGCGGCGCGAATTGTAGAAGTGCCGGTATTTAATATGCCATCGCTGAGTGACTGGAATGTAACGAGTGAACCAAGGCCGTCCATTGGTACGGTTGTGCCGTCGATGGCGTAAGACTTGACGAATACATTATCTCGATCGAGTGTTGCAGTAACGCGAGAGTTAGCAACCCATTCAAAGCGAGAAGGTCTGCCGTCCTCTTGGTAGGTCTCAACAACCTGCCAGAAGGCTTGGCCATAAAATAGGAGGCTGTCAACTGTGTAGGCGATAGTTACTGAACGAGGCTGTGAGTAAGAAGGTTGATCAAGCCATAGTGGTTTGCCAAGTTCCTCACCAGTTGACTTCTTGTAAAGTTCTAAAGGAATTGTGCCGATAGTGCCAGCAAGCAAGTTGCGGCATCGCGCTAGGGCAGGAACGCCCATCGCTTCAGTACGACCAACATAGGCAAACTGAAAGGGCATTGCATAAGGAGAATATTCACCGAGAACTTGCGGAGCAGCTTGCGCTTCAATAGTTGGCGATGATGTTGCACCTGTAAGGCGCGAAAGGATACCCATAGAGGGCAATTATACACTAGATATAGGTCAACCTGCGTATATAGCCGCTACCTGTTGTGGTTTCATTAACATCGAGACAACCATTGCCAAAGCGATAGGTGCAGACACATCGCCTGCCGATTTTCTTTTAACGATACGCCAAGCAGAGTCATTGACTTTAGCTGCGCAGTTATTCATCTGCTGCATTAGGTTGGCTTGACCGTTATGAACTACGCGATGATTAACTAGGCCATCGAGTAAATCTCCGCAGGCCTGATAGAACTGCTGGCCTGATATGTCTTGAACCATGCAACCCGCGTTCGATAACTTGTCGGCGATCGACTGGGTTGTGTACTTGTCATAGCAGATCTGCCGTGGGCGATACTGATCAGACCAAGCCTTTATCTCAGCTGCAATTTTTAGATCATCGACCGAGACTGCCGACTCCCAAGTCTGCAAGATCCCTACGCCGATCTTTCCATCTGGCAATATCTGGCCAGCAACGAGTGAAGCATTGCGCCTAGAAGGTGACACATCAAAGCCAAAGACTGTATATCCGCCGGGCGGTATCTGGAGTTCGCTGTTAGAAGTTTCCTCAAGAATGCCATGAGGCCAAGGGCTGCTCAAGGAGTCGATCCATTGGCATAAGGTTTCGGTGCGAGTATTTTCGATAGGCGAAGTCGCTATTGCTTCCTCGATCGCTGCTTCTGTAATTGTGTAACCGAGCGCTGGGTTGGCTTGCGCCCAAGCTGCTCGATCATCGATCTTGCAATACTGAGGTGCTGAGTATTCATAAAACCCGAAGGACTTAGGCGGGTTGTCTAAGGCTCGTTCTCTTAATTGGTTTAGAACTGTACTGAATGCATCTCCTGCGTTGCTAGTTAGTAGAACATGGCTGTTAGCGTGAGCGCGGGTTACCGGCATCGCTGCTCGATAGCCTTCCTCGGAGATTTCGCGTACTTCATCGATATAAAGCAGGCCATTGATAGATCGACCGCGTGAGCCGTCTCTGGTCGCTGCTACAACATCTAAACGCGCCCCAGATAACATCTCGATCGACTCTGTACCGTTAGCGTGACGGATCTGCTTAACCA